CCGGTCATAATGCACCTTGAAATTACCCAGGCCCACGCCGAGCCATGGGTGGTGGTAAGAGATTTCCATGGTGTTTTTCCATATCTCCAACCTGTCCGGCTTTGATTGTCTCAAGAAATTGGGATGTGTGTACATGGTTGCTGCAATCAGCGCAATAAGGCATGCGACAGCGCTGATCTTTATCGTCTTGGGGCAATATCTGACCAGGAAATAAGCCCCGGCCATGACAATCACGAGCATCCCCGTCTTGAAAGTGATCACATAGATATACACAAGCATGGGCACAAACAGGGCTGCCAATGGCACACGAAATCTCCATACCTTTATGCTGTATAAGAGAAAAACACCCAGAGGAAGCGCCATCACGACATACCGTCCTGCCATGTTGCAATTCCCGAACGTCGAAGATTCCTGGCCTGTCTGGGTGATCCAATTCAGGTCAAGGTAATACTGGCCTACCCCGAACAATGCAACAATACCGGCGGTGGTGAATATTATGGAGAAAACCGTTGTCCTGTTGATACCCGCCATGTTCCGGACCATCACAAACAACAGGCCGCACATAAGCCAGTGCGAAAGAGTGACCATGGATTCAAACCTGTTCGTAGCCCATAGCAGGGATAATGCAGCCCAGCACAGGAAAATCGAGTACGCAATAGCGAGGCCTGAAAACGCAATGTCTTTCCCTCTGTGCTTCCAGAAAAAGACCACAGCCAGCAGGAGTACGCCATTGCGAAGAAATATCTCCTTCGGCAAGTTGGCGTAGTCCCACAGGCCGTTGATTACTACAAACGGTACTGCTGCAATCAGAATGTAGAGTACGAGATTCATTACTGCGCTGTCACCGTAGTTCCGTTATCATAAGGAATCCAGGTCATATACCAGGTAATCTCCCCGGTGCTGCCCGCCCCGGAAAACGATTCGATCATGCCTTCACCGCAGAACCAGGGCGACATAAGGATACTGGAACCACCATCCTCACCGGCCAGTTCAGTCAAGACCGACTCATTGGCATCGCTGAAAACGATCCGGGTTCCGACTGCATCATTATCTAAATCCACTGCCGTTGAGAAATCGTGATCTACGTAGGGGCTATCGGCATCCAAGACAATTTCAACGGCGGTCGCTTGGTTCTGAATCTGAGTGGTTACATATCCCACGAAGCTGGTAATCAGGATCGCCCCGCCGTCCACGTCAAACAGGTCGCATCCGGCGCTTACATCCGCCCCGGTTTTCTTGGTGGCATAGGTACGCCCGGCGATTGTAGTGGTTCCGGTCGCGTAGTCCGAAAGTGCTTCGAGGGAATCCGTGGTGTTGTCGTACGAGCTGGCTGCCGCTGTTGATGCTTTGCTGAGAATGTAGGCAACCACCGACTCATTGGCCGGAGAATCCGGGTAGGCATGGGTACCACCATCGAGCATCATCAGGTGGTCAAGACCGTCCGCCTCTATTGCATCCGTGGCCTCTGCCTCGATATTGGCAAGGTCGGTCGCCGACAGGTGCGCGGCACCGGTGCCAACGGCCAACGGATAGACCCCCATATTATCTCCCGGGTGGTCGTCGTCATACCAGTACACCTCGTAGACTTCCATCTTGCCGGGGTCCAGGGCGGTAGCGTAGGCATTGGTCGCCAACTGGCAATTACGGATAACCCCCAAGGCATTGCCGTCAAACTGGATCGCGTGGTCATCATCGTTATAGTTTCTGATGAAGCAATCATGGATATCTACCTGCGTGACCACCTGGTCTGTATCAATGGCCGCCTCCGAAAAGTCGGCCTCAAACGTACACCATCCGATTTCGATATCTTCGGCGGCCCCGGTAAAGGTAATGGCGGAACTGCATCCGGTTTCCGCAGAAGTACCGTAAAAACGGGTCCTCAAAACCTTCATCCGGTCCGCATCGGCGCTCCCGGTGATAACCAGTGTCGCGGCCTCGGTCGCATCGGCTATAATGACCTCCGAATCCAAGAGCTGGAACCCGGCTGCCGTGACGTTGAACATATCATCCGGCCCGTCGTTGGCCGTACTTGAACCGTCGAAGACCATATTGATTAACACATTGTCCGCGCCGCTCACCGGAATGGTGGCATCGGAATCGTCGGCCCATGAGAACGTAGGGCGCTCCCTGCCGTAGCCCAAGCCGATAATGGTCACGCCGTCGGTATCGAGGACGATATCGGTTGCTGCGTCTATGGTCTCCGTGTGATTCGGGAGCACATAAATGATGTCGTTGGCGCTGCACTGGTCGTAGGCATAATTTACGGTCGCAAACGGTTGATCATAGGTTTTGCCGTAATTGCCTGCCGAATCGTGCCCAGTACCCGAATACACGTAATAGATATTCCCGTACTGCACCAAGCCGACGCCTTGCAGCGAACCCTCAAGTTCGGAGTCCCCCTTGAGGACAACTCCATGTTCAAAGGTTTTCTTTCCATAGATGGTCTGGTCTCCCCTTGTCAGTCCTGCAGCGGAGAAACAGGGACCCGCCATCACAAGCACAAATATTGTTGCAATAAGAAAAACTCCACAGCGTTTCATGCTCCTACTCCTTTACTATTTTAGATTGTTAATATAGTCCCTGCTTCTCGCTGGAAGTCCTAATACCCAATTCAAACCCTTGACCATGCCCAGAAGGAAGACAAGGTCTTCTTCAAGATCCTCCGGGCTGTTTTTAGGCTTTGTTTCCAACACTTCTCGCAGCTTGTCTCTCTTGCTCTCCACGGCCTTCAACAGTATCCTTACCGCTTCGACCTCTTCGGATTGCGAAAGAATGATAATTTCCCCGCTTTTATCGAGGTATTTATCTATCCTGCTCATAAATGTTTGTTATGGCTCTGATGCTACCTGTTTGCTATTGTGTAGTGTGTGTAGCCGGAGAGCCATAACTATTGTTCCTTGTTTGTTCCGGTTCCTAGTTTCTTCTCCACAATCCGGTTTTCGGATTCGGCGTCCAACTGCTCCAGCTTATTCTTATGTTCTGCCTCGATCTCTTCCAGCTTCGCCAAATGCTCTTCTTGAATCTTTTTGACTTCCTTCTCCATTTCCGCCTTGTATTTTGACAGCATTACCACGCCCTGCTCGTCCATTTCTTGCTGCCGGGCTTGCATTATAGCCTTGGCATCGGCCTCCTTTTCCTCCTTGGTCTTAAAAGCCAGCTGCGGGTCGATATCGAAACCCTTGAATAGCTTTTCAAGGAAATGCTTGAGCCTCGTTTCCTGCTGGACCTGGGGCGAATTAAGGACAATTTGCAGAGCCTGGAGGATCTTGGAGAGCCTGACCACCTTTTCCTGGAAACCTGCAAAGCCTTGCGGCTTGGCGATATAATTGCCCTTGCCTCTGGTCACTGTCTCATCAAGCATGTTGTATTCGTAGAACCGGGAAACGATGGGCTCTATCATGCCGTCGTCATAATTCTTGATCACCGAGCCGATGTATTTCCCGGCGTTAGCCTGGAGAATATTAATTTCCCCGAGGGTATCGACCTTTTGTTTCTCGTGAACAGCGCCCTGGAGGATCTTGGGGAGCATCGAAACCTCATCGGCATACCGCTCCATAAGCCCGATACCGGAAAGAAGGGTTTCCCCTACGTCCTGAAAAATGATCTGTTGTATCGCTTCGGCTGCCGTTCGTGCTTCCTCGGCTACCTCAAGCGTTTCACCCGGCTTGAATTCACCGCTCCAGTCGATAAGAAGCGATTTTTTGATTGCTGCAATAATATTTGCAGAGAGCTTCTTGTTGTCCTCGAAAGCCCTCACCATGCCGTTAAGCACCATCTGAATGGACTCGACGTTATCGGAGACGCCCACCCCGGAAGTCCCGTCAAGATCAATCTCCCACACCACACGGCCATGGGGCCTCGACTCAGGGCGCAGGTCGGTGATCAGCCTGATTACCTCGTTTTCGGCCATGACCGCGCCGATTTCCAGCTCATTGCCGTCATTGACAAAATCGGTGGCCAGGGCAGCAGTCTGGGATCCCTCTAACTCAGCTTGAAAGTTCTCAAGCACTCTCCGGGGCACCCTGCACCAGAAGGTCAATTTTTCGATGGTGTTGTAGCGATTCTTGATATTTCGAAGACCGGGCTTTAAATTGTCTTTTTTGCCCTGAGATAATCCTTTCGCATAATTCTGAATTACCCGGTCAATCGCATCGTCCAGGTAATACGGCTGTCCTTTCAGCTGCCTGAGATCGTAGGGCGATACATACTCGCGCTGGCAATACCCCCGGCTTTTTTGCATATCGTCCGTTTCGAGGTCTCTGAACATATCCCAGCACGATACATATTCGAACCCCGGGGCGGTAATGGTGCGCTCGAAATACTCGAACCTGTTAAACCTTTCCGCATTGGCAGTGCCCCTCGGCGCCATATTTACCTGCCGGAAACCGCTGCGCTTTATGTCATGCACAAACGAGCGCCAGTAGGTTTCTCCGAGCTTGGCCCCACTCATCACGCATTTCATGACCTCCATATCGCCCTTGCAGTCCAGGATCTGCTGTTGAATCAGCCCGGTCATGTCGTCTATCTGATCCTGAAGAATTTCTTGCTTGTCCGGCGGTAAGTCCTCCATGGCAATTTCATCCAAGGGGGATAGTGCAAGAGAAAAGGGCAGCTGGCCGTTTTGGAGAAGCATGTCAATTACCATTGAATAGGCAGTCAACACCTTGATCTTGGTCAGCATGATGAAGGTATTCGAACGCCAGTCGGCGCCTTCCTTGGCCTTCCAGATACCCTCGGAGACACCCTTGAAGGCATGCTCGTTCTTCTGCCACTTCTCCTCTATCGACTTCCGGTCGGTGGCCCAGTTTTCATAGAGTTCCGAGCGGAGGTAATGGACCAAATCGGAGGTATTTAAATTGGGGGTCGTCATTTGTTACCCTTTGGATTTTCCTTTTCCGACAACCTGCGGTCTGCCGGATTCATCGATTTTGACGGTGGCCTGCTTATCCGCCTTTGTCTTAAACTGCTCTTTCAGTTCTTCGAGCGAATCGGCGAGGCTACGCAGCAATTCAGCGTGGTCCCGCAGTTTCTTTTGTAATCCGTTTATATCCGATTGCACCTTGTCTAACTCCCCGTCATTAAAAAACGGATACACTCTTTCGGTCATAAACTGTTTGATTTCAATATCACTGGGCATCGCGTGATCTCCTTTCCCTTGTTGAGGGTAAACAAAAGGGGCAGCGTGAACCGGACTTACCCGGTGTGGAGTCCACACTACCCCTTTATGTTTCTTAGCTCTTTGGCCCCCGTCGGGGCCTCGGAGAACCCTATTTAGTTGTTATCCCGCCCCCACCAAAATCTCCTGTACCGGCTGTTCATACGGCTTTCGCCACGGATATTGCTCCATACCAAGCAAGCAACACCCGAGAGCATGTATCTGGGGAAACAGCTCTTTGTTCTCGTCAGTTGCTTCTTTCAAAACTTTTGCAAGCTCAGAATCCTTTTCGATTTCGAGTAACCCTGTCTTAATCCGGTGCCATATCACGGACAACAACTCATCCCTATCGTTGATGTGTATTTCCATAAATCGAGGCTTCGGGTTGATCATGGCCGACCTGATCACTTGCAGCCTGAACCGTCTTGAAAGCTCGTCCGGCTGGCTGAAATAGAAGGTCTGCGTGAAATATCTATTCCAGGCCATATTCAGCCAGTGAGAAAGGCCATAATATTTCACGGGCCTTGTGATAATGTCCTTTGCGACAATATCCTCTATCGTTACCCAATTTATTTGCTCGAAAACATGGACAATGCCTGTCTTGAGATCCTGGCCGGCGATCACCGCATAACCATGGTTGTCAATACCTTTAAGTGATTGATATTTGACTGGAAAACAGATACCTCCCCGCATATAGCACTCCCTCGACTCTCCATTGTCAAAATAAAGCCACGAGGTCTTTCGGTGCGTGTCGAAGTATCTGTGAGTGGGTTTTTGCAT